TGGAAAGAACTCTCCCTGGATCTCGAAACCAGCCTCCTGTGCCTGTGCCATTTTGCCCTCCTCCTTAGTTGTAGGATCTAGGGCTCGCGCGACGCTGATCGCGCGAGCCTTTGATCGCCAGTGTCATGATATCTACTAGGTTGCCGTCGGATTGCGGACGATGGAGTCGTTGGCGAAGAACGTAACGTCCACCTCGGAACGTGCTCCGATCGCTCCCGACATGGGCTGGTAGTCCAGCAGGACACCCTCGGCACACTGATAGTACGGGTTGGTCGCAGAAGCACTACCGGTGAAGGGGTGTGCCACAACAGCAAACGTCGGCTGCGATGAGGCTGTGGCCACGAGGGGTGCCAGGGTCTGGTCCACCATCGATGTCGCAAAGTCCTGGAGGAACTTCACAACAAACGAGTCGTTGCGAAGACCGGCCAGGTGCTGGTGCACACCCGTTCCCATCGTGGAAACATCCACGTCGTCTGCGTTCATGTTGACCGTGATCTCTGCAACTCGATTGGACAGGTCCACAGCCTTGACCGTCAGAACAGCGTCCTTGATGATGTACTTGGCCATTACTCCTCCTATTCAGTTGTTTCGACCTGGACAAACCACTGAGCGCCCAGGTGCACAATCTTCTCACCAGGACGGGTGAGAAGCTGATGCCCTGAGTTCCGCACCACCCGAAGATAGTCCACTAGCCCCCCGAGTGTCGGGTCTGATTCTATAGCCTGCTTGACAGAGCTAGACCCGCTAGATGTCAGCAGACGATCTAACATCATCTGCCCTCCAATATCGCTCGCTGTGGAGACAAGAGCCTGTACAACAACGGTGTTCTCATCCCCACCCCTCTGCAGAGCAACATCGTAGGTGATGCTACTAACCCCGGTAATCTGAATAACCGGGGGCATCACATTTGAGAGCATATATGGAGAACCCTGCAGACCCTCACGCTCACAGAGGTCTTCCATATTGACCAGCAATGCTGGTCTTATGAGGGCTAGATCAAACAACCTTCTCCCTTGTGTACGGTTCGCAAAGGCTCATAATATCAGGGTCAGACCTTGCAATCCTGACTGCAGAGCCTACTTCAATGCCTGACGAAACCGCTACTCCAAATGGAGCCTCCCTCATTCTCTTGACTAGGCGGACAGCGAGCATGCTCGTTGCTGCCCTGAGGAAACTGGGAATTGCTGGCCATCCAAAAATGCCGGTGACTTCAACCGACCTTCCGTACCAGGAGGGGAACGCTCGTGTAGCCTTAGCGGTATTCAGCTGAAGCTGCGTGTACGGACGACCATCAGCTACCGCATTGTAAGGCCATAGGAAGAAGTGCTGACCCTCTTCAAACTCCCATTCGAAATCACCGTCCCCGTCATTGTCGACCATGACTGTTGTCAACTTCACGATATCATCGATGATCACAGTCGTGGGGCTCATCGGACGATAGTAGCGAGTGGTGTCCTCTGCCTGGGCAGACGTGTCAAGTCTAAACTTGCGTCCTCCGCAGAGCTCATCCAAAGCATCCGATGCAACTGTCAGAGCGACACCAATCTCTTCATCTGCGAATGTGGTACCGGACAGAGTCAGCATTTTCTTGACCTCTTCCGGATTAGCATATGTTGCATACAACGTGTCAAGGGCTGGTGTTATGTTGACCAGGATGTAGCCGCCATTTGGGAAGTCCTGGAAGTCATCGGGAGAGTTCCACATGACGCGCCAACTGCCGAGAAAGGACCCGGCGGTGTCCGTATCTCCAACCTCCCAGTTGTATTGGACTCCACCACCAGTTCTCTCACCGCTGAAATCGGCAACGGCATCCACCTTTGTGTCTCCACCTCCGATCGGAGACATCCTGAACGAGACAGACTCAGCATTGGTCAGATCAACAACCTTATGCTCTGAGTCCTCAAGCACAGAGGAGATCGAGAACTGCGTATTGTCTTGCCGAATCTTGAATTCATCAACGGCCATATGTCTCTCCAGTCTCAGTTCTCGCCCTTGATCTGCCGTGGTCTGTTGAAGCGTAGGTCTCGCTGCCGGAGATGAGTCCCGCGTGGTCTTCCCCAGTATGCGAATGACCAGAAATATGCCTCCTCTTGCCTTTCCCTCTGACGGAAAGGGTCGCGCTAATACTACCGGTTTCTAGGAAGGAGGAGCTGTCGGATCCTGTAGCTGTCGAAGACGTCGCTGCAATCCCCGAGAGAGAGTAAGAAACGTGTAGCAGAGAGGCTGGCGCCCCGGTGGCGGACAGATCAAGTACGGCATATCCAGACCTATTGGCTAGAGCAGCATTGGCACTGGAAGCATCTGCCCCAACTAATGCAGACCCGGACTTCGAAAGCAGGATGTTTCTCTCGCCTGTCGCTACCGCAATAGAATCAGCAAGGCCACTTTTGAAGAGATCCCTAGTTCTGACTCCAGAAGCAGAAGATGTCTCGGCCACCCCGCCCGACTTATTGACAAGCCTGTTCCGAGAGGCGGAAGAGGCTGTCGAAGAGTTCGAAGAGCCAGACTTCTGGTACATAATTGATCCAATGACAAACTCAGAAACTCCTGCGGCAGATTCTGCGCTGGTTGCGAAACCAGAACGGTCAGAGAGTTTCTGTTCTACCCCTGCCGATGCAGATGTCTCAACTGTTAAGCCCGTCTCCTGGAAAATGTCGGAGTCAGATCCACTTGCATCCGCTCTGAGAGAGACCGCGCCAGACTTGACGTATTGTCCAAGCTTGCTACTGGTTCCCGCGACCGATTCGCTGCTAGTGGCAGCACCCGTCTCCTGGAAGGTGTCGGCATCCTGAGCGGTAGCCGACTCTGCCCCGGAGGCAGCGCCGGTCCTCTGAAGAAGCTTGTTGCGCGTTCCCGCTGCAGACTGAGCTCCAATAGCCCTGCCACCCTCGACAAACGTATCAGCATCTTGCCCTGTAGCCGTTTGATTAGAGGCCGCAGACCCAGAACGAGTCAGAGTGTCAACGTCTTCCCCGGAGCCGCGCAAAGTCGTTGCGGCTGAACCAGACTTAATAGACACTCCCTGCTTGGACCAGGAACCAGAAACAAATTGTCCTGTCTCGGCGTAACCCTGACGGTTCAGAATGTCAGCGTCTACCCCAGTAGCCGCATGCTCGCTAACGGAATATCCCGTCTCAGAGAAGAGGGCAGCCTCTGCTCCCCTAGCAGACTCTTGGCTCGTTGCCGATCCACTCTTTCCACGCACCTTCGCCGCAGAACCGGCTACCGAAGAAGTGGCCACGACATTGCCGCTCTTCTGATAGGTTACAGCCCTTGAAACAGTAGCAACATGATCCGAGACTGCTTTGCCTGTCTCTCCGAAGGTGGCCTGGTCGGCACCTATCGCAGAATGGTCGCCAGCGGCAAAGCCAGAGCGGTCAAGCGTATCAGCGTCCGCCCCAAGAGCCCATTCCCTACTCGTCGCAGACCCCGTCTTCTCGAAAGCCTTGGTTGCCCGACCAGTTGCGACGCTCGTCTCGGTACTAGAGCCAGCCTCGACGAATGTCGTCGCGTCCGCGCCCAAGGTCGTCTCACGACTGATACCAGAGCCGGTCTCAAGGAAGCTTGAGGTGTCGGGACCAGACGCCGTGACGCGGGAAGTTGCGCTACCTGTGACGGCCCTCTGCTTAGCTCTGGCACCGGAAACGAATTCGCGCGAGACAGCAGCCCCTGTTTCCTGCTCAAGAGAGGCATCCGCGCCTGTAGCGGTTTCATGGCTGATTGCGACACCCGTTCGAACAATCGTCTTGAACCGGGCACCCGTAGCAACGAGACCAGAGACGCCGGCACCAGTCTCCGCCTGGAGATCGACCTCCGGGCAGGTTCCAGACAGATTGCCAAGGACTAACCCTGTCTTCTGATAGATTACTTGGTCAGCGCCAGACCCTGTGACGCGAGAGACCCCTGCTCCTGTCCTCCCGCGAAGCTTAGCAGCAGCCCCGGTCGCCGAGCTACTTTCAACTGCCGCTCCGGTCTCAAGCTCGGTGGTGGTGTCTGAGCCCAGGGTAGTATCGCGGGAGACCGCGCTTCCAGCCCTGGAGACGATTGTAGCATCCGATCCTGCAGCCGTCGCGCGGCTAATCGGGGCACCGGCCTCCTGGAAGAGAATCGCGTCGCTACCGCTTGTGTAAGCCTCGCCAACTACCTTGCCAGTCTTCTCAAAAGCCTTGGTTGCAATACCGCTGGCATCATGCCCCGAAACCGCAGAGCCAGACCTATTGAGCAGTGATTCTTCTGCCGCTGCCGCTGCCGAGTTAGTGGAGGCGGCTCCGGACTCAACAAAGACAGAAACGCGAGAGGCTTGAGAGGAAAGGCTGGAGACAGCCAACCCCGTTTCGGATGCAATGACGGTATCAGAACCGCTACCAACAACCCTTGAAGTTACATTGCCCGTCTTTCCACTGCCAATGCCACGAACTCCAGTAGCGGAGTGATCCGAAGTGGCTGTACCTGTCTTAGCGTAAACCGCAGCTTTGGTTCCCAGAGCTATGTGATCTGAAGTGGCAGAGCCCGTCTCCGCAAACGTAGTGACATCCGCGCCGGAGCCAACCAGCTTCGACACCGCAGCACCGTTCTCCGCCTGGAGATCGACCTCCGGGCAGGTTCCAGACAACACACTTAGTGCCGAACCGGAGTCAACCCATACGGTGTTCCGGGCTGCGCTTGAGTCGTGACCGGAAACAGCGAACCCGGATTTCGCGTACACCGCAATCCTGAGCGAAGCACCCGAACCCGTCTCCTCGGAGACCGCGTAGCCAGACCGCGACGAGGTCTTGGCCTTTGACCCTATGGTGTCGTGACCGGCTACACCTGCTCCTGTTTCCACGAAGAGGGTGGTGTCCGCGCCCTGGGCGTCGTGACCAGAAACAGCGGAGCCGGTGTCCATGAAGGTGGCGGCATCCGCCCCCGACCCGGTGACCCTGAAAGTCGCGGAACCCGTCTTCTGGTAGATCGTACCGCCGCCAGAGGAGAAAAACGAGACACCGGTGGCTCCTGTATCAGTGCGTGCAAACCCTGTCTCGATCTCCAAGGCTGCTTCCGCGCCGCTCGCCCAAAGCTCCGTGCTGGCAACGCCAGTCTTAGCCTTGACCACCACCTTCGATCCGAGCTTGACAATGAAGCGCGGTACCCGGGCAACATACCCAGGATTGGGACGTTGGTTGGTTATTAGAAGAATCTGATCGCCATAGACGAGTAACTCGTTGACACCGTCGGCCTGGCCCGCATCTAGAGTGCGAGACCCGATCAACTGGCGCGTCGCCGCATCCACATAGACGATCTCAGTTGGCGTCCCCGAAATCGCCGCATAGACGATTCCGTCAACAATGTCGAAACCGTCTATCCCTGCTGCATTGGACCCAACATCGATGTAGGCGATATCGGACAAATCCTTCTTCACGGCAATGAGCTTCCCGTTGACACATGCCTCCTGTGCCAAGAAAATCCTGTCGCCATAGAAACAAGTGTCATCCGTAACAATCTTGCCCGTTTCAAGCGTGACTGTGGCGTAAGCAGAGAAGTCAAACTCAATCCAGCCAACCCCTGGGACAGGGCTAGCAACACTGGTGTAATAGTGAAAATAAAGACGTGTCCCGTCCGTGCTGAGGGAATGTATGGCCTTGCCCTCAGGGATCAGGAGTGAATCTACAAGGCTCCCATTCGAAAGGTCGTACTTCCAGAAGTTCTTGGCGTTGTTCGACGTCCCCCCGTCAGCCAGGTAGAGATAGCCGCCGTGCGTGACGACCATGCTGGTGTTGCCAGAATAGGCACCGAGTTTCTGATCAACGAATGTTGTGTAACCAGACGGATTGTCTGGCGAGAACGACACAACTCTCGTCCACCAGGAATCAACGTAGTCATACCTAGAGATAAATGGGACGTAAAAGAGGTTGCCGACACCGTCATACCAAAGACAATAGGGAGCGTAGTAGGAACCCTGAATAGAACCAGGAGTCCCGTCTTGTGGAAACTCAAAACTGGTGTACGTCGACAGGTCCCAAGCATTTGGCCAAGTCAACAACCGACCGGGTTCATACTGACTCGACGTCAGGAACGTCGCGGAATAGAGTTTGTTGCCCAAGAGGAAACTGCCGTCACCTGGCACTTCTCCTGTGGAGAGATGAACAGTTTGGGACGGGGGGTGGAGACCAGAGAGTCGTGCCGACCCCTTCTTGCCAATTTGCTTCTGGGGCACACCCACAGCAGCTAGGCTAGAGGAAGCAGACCCAACCTTTTGGTAGAGATTCCCCAGTCTGCCGTCCCCTCTGGAAGCGGTGTCTAGACCTGCAAATCCGCTCCGGGGGTGAGTGGCAATCTTCTCCCCAGTGGCCATATTATTCTGCCCGGGCACAAGCGCGGAAACACCGCCCCCGAAGGACTCCCAGGAAGACCCGCCGGTGTTGGACAAGCCCAGACCTATCTTCCCGCCAGCACTGTAAGTGGCATCTGTACGGGTGCCTTTCAACACCCCATCAACGAACACACTTATCGTGCTACCCATGACCTGCAGCCCAATAACCTGTCCGGTCCCCTGAGTCCAAGTTATGGTGGACCCGAGACTGGTTAGGACGCCATCGTCGAGCCTCTGCACGGTTATCCCACCCGTGGTTATAGCGAGTGCATATCCTTCGTAGTTACCGCCGATGGTTTGGACGAGCCTGACAGCCATCCTTTTGGTACCGCCCCCGACAGTGCCAACCTCGGCCCAGGCCTCCTGATCGGATTCAAAGGATGCCCCCCACATCGCATCCACATTTGAGTTGCCGTTCGACTTCGCCTGGTTAGAGCGAACACACAGTCCCGCGCTGTTGAGCCAGTAACCTGACCAAGATGCGGACGGGGGTGGTCCCTCGTCTGCCCGGTTGAAATCGTCGAGAAGCGATGAGACGGGGAACGTCCTCACCGGACCACCCGCTATAGCAAACCCAGACTTACCCCTTGTAATCTGCTTGGGGCCGGAAGCGGCTTGACCAGAAACAGCGAAGCCCGTGTCCGAGAAAGTAGCAGCATCCGCGCCAGACCCCGTGACCCTAGAGGTTGCGGAGTGAGCGAACTGGTAGACCGTGCCGCCGGTGCTGACCTTCTCCGAAACACCCGTGGCCCACAGGTGGTTCTCGCCGAGATGGTGGCCGAGGTCGGAGTGGTTGGCCCCCGCAGCGTCGTGACCCTGAACGGCAACGCCGGTCTTCTGGCGGGTCTTGGCCGAGGCAGCTCTGGCAATCAGCCCGCCGAACGCAATGCCTGTCCGCTGCCGAAGAACCTGTTTGCCCGCTGACGCGATAGGCATCTAGCTCACCACCTCACGCCGCCGCCGAACCAGACTTACTGAACGGACCGTAGACGTACACCTTACCTCTGTCCGATCCCGCTCCGTCCTCATACGGGGCACCGACCAAGATGACCGAGCCACCGTCCGACACAGAAACCGAGTAGCCGAAGTAGTCGCTGTTTGCCGTGTCGGACGCCGTGAGCATCGTCTCCGTCACCCAGTTCGCTCCCGAGTAGACGTACGCCTTGCC